AGTGTTGCGTCACAAGAGACAAACCCATTAGGTTTCACATTTAAACCAGATGGCACAAAGATGTATATTGTTGGTAATATAAACGACAACATCTACCAATACTCCACAGGCTCAACCACAACCACCAACACCCTAGACCTATCCACTGGCTCAGTCTTTGAGATCACCCCAACGTCTGACATTCAGATTGGCCTAAGCAACCCTGCTGCTAGTGGTGCTGTTAGTCAGGCTACGTTGTTGTTGGATCAGGCAGGTGCAGGAAGTTATGACGTAGAAAATGCGACTTACGCAAATAAATCGTTCAGTGTGGCTACAGAGGAAAGCGGCCCACAGGCTATGCACTTTAAGTCTGATGGCACACAGTTCTTTTTAGTGGGCAACACAGATACAGTTAGATCATACAGCCTATCAACAGCTTGGGATATAAGCACAACATCATACGATAGTAAATCTATAAGTGTTAATGCTCAAAACAGTATTCCCCTATCTGTTCATGTTAAATCGGATGGCACAAAGTTTTATATGTTGGGAACAGGCACAGGTGGTGATGCAGTATATTCGTATAGCATGTCTACGGCTTATGATCTTTCCACCGCTTCATACGACAGTGTAAGTTTTAGTGTTGCAACTCAAACTACCTCACCGCAAGCTATGTGGTTTAAACCAGATGGTACAACTATGTATATTGCTTCTAGTACCGTTGTTTACCAATACACCCTATCAACAGCTTGGAATATCTCTACTGCATCTTATGCAAGTAAGTCCTTTACGACTAGCACACAAGATACAAACATGGATGGACTTACATTCAAGAGTGATGGAACCAAAGTGTACATGACAGGCGTTACAAACGATAATGTTTATCAGTACTCATTAAGCACTGCATGGGATATCAGTACAGCTTCTTATGACAGTATTGCGCTGGATACGTCCTCTGAGAGTGGTGATCCACGGAGTTTGCAGCTTAGCTCAGACGGTAAAGTATTAATGGTTTTAGGTACTGCTAATGATACAGTTTATCAGTATAACGCTTCAGCACCAGCCACCATCACCTACGACAGCACCTTACAGTTTGGCGGCGGCACAGCACCTGAAAGCCCAGCCATAGGTGAAACAGATGTACTAACATTCAGCACCCGTGATGGCGGCACAACCTACCAAGCAGCAATAGCAATAGATGGGGCAGCATAATGGCTAACAACAAGGATTTCATCGTAAAGAATGCTGTTGAGGTTGGCGGTAGCACTAAGGTTACTGTGGGCGATGCTGCAAGTGCGGGGAGTTATAGCACTGCTTATGACATTGCAAATGCAACATATGACAGTGTTAGCTTTAGTGTTTCATCTCAAGATACAAACCCACAAGACTTAAAGTTTAATAGTGATGGCACTAAAATGTTTGTTGTTGGGAATACTGGCAATGACGTAAATGAATATAGTCTTTCAACAGCTTTTGACATAAGCACAGCGTCTTTTACACGCAACTTTGGCCTTGGTTCTCAAGATGGCACTCCTTTGGGTTTAGCCTTCAATAATAATGGAACTAAGATGTACATGGTTGGCAATAACCATACTGTATATCAATATAGCTTATCTACAGGCTTTGACTTATCTGGTGCATCTTATGATAGTGTTAGTTATAGTGTAAGTTCATATCAGACTACATTGACGGGTATAGTTTTTAATTCTGATGGAACTAAGATGTATATTCTTAGCAGTGGAACAGGCGGCAAAATAAATGAGTATGATTTATCCACAGCCTTTGATATTAGCACGGCATCTTATAATAGCGTCACTTTAAGTGTTAATGCTCAAGAGTATTCAGCAAACGGTATATGCTTCAATAATGATGGGACAAAGTTGTTCCTTACAGGTCAGACAAATGACACAGTTCATCAGTTTAACCTATCAACGGCCTATGATTTAAGCACAGCGTCTTTTAGCAATATTACTTTTAGTGTCTCAGCACAGGAGACAGGGCCGCAAGATGTTGTATTCAATAATGATGGCTCTAAAATGTACATTATTGGTGAAAGTACGGATGCCATCTACCAATACTCCACAGGCAGCACAGTCACGACAGGCAGCTTTGATCTATCCACAGGCAACTACTTCACAGACACGCCCAGCGCAGACGTAGAGTACACCTTCAGCAATGCTGGGGATGTGCAGACGGTTCAGGTTGAGGTGACGGGGGCATCTACTTATACGGTTACATGGCCTACATCAGTACAGTGGGCTGGCGGTACAGCACCTGACAGCCCTGCTGCTGGTGAGAAAGACCTATACACAATTACGACAGACGATGGCGGCACAACATACTTTGGTGTGCAGTCTGGTGACGCATTCAGCTAAGTGGAGATGTGAAACATGGCGAATGATAAAGCATTTAAGATCAAGAACGGGCTGAGTGCCAAGCGGTACTTGCAGAGTAGCACAGCCGTAGCAGCTAGTGATGTGGATATGTCGCTGGGCAGCTACTTCACCAAGACGCTATCGGCTAACACTACGTTTACCTTCAGCAACCCACCAGCGTCAGGCACTGCTGGCAGCTTTGCGTTAGAGGTGACAGGTGCATCTACATATACAATCACATGGCCTAGCAGCGTAAAGTGGAGTGGTGCAACTGCCCCAGATGCACCAGCGGCTGGCGAAAAGGATGTGTATGTATTCGTAACAACTGATGGCGGCACAACGTATTACGCCAAGCAAGCAGGAGATGCAGTAGCATGAGCAACTTAGCAATGATGATGGGCTTGGGTAGTGGTGCTGGGGGTACGCCTTGGTTGGCTGATCTTAGTGTGGCGTCCGCAGTTAGTGTAATCGCAACAAATGGGCAAGAGGCTACTCCAGAGGAATTATTCTTTAAGCCTGATGGAACCATAATGTATTTAATTGGGGGTGGTAGTAACAGCGTTCATCAATATGATCTTAGCACTGCATGGGATTTATCAACCGCATCTTTTAATCAGTCAAAAAATTACGGTAATGATTCCCCATTTGAGGGGGAGGCAAGGAGCGTTTTCTTTAAGCCTGACGGTACAAAAATGTATATTGCTGGTATAGATTTTGACAACATATATGAATGGGATTTAAGTACTGCTTGGGATATTAGCACGGCTAGTCTTTCCCAGTATTCGTCCACACAAAGCACTGATCCAGAAGGTTTATGGTTTAGCCCAGATGGCACAAAAATGTTCACAGTTCAAACTACTGATGATAATGTAGATGAGTACACACTTTCTACCGCATGGGATATTTCTAGTAAATCAGGTATAATTAATTCATTTAGTGTTTCTTCTCAGGATGCACTTCCACAATCCGTATCTTTTTCACCAGATGGCACAAAAATGTACATCACTGGAAGAACAAACGATAATATATATCAATACACACTAACAACAGGCTTTGATGTTTCAACCGCTTCTTATGATAATGTAAGTTTTAATTTTAATGGTGAAAACAGTGTAATTCAAGGCTCTACATTTAGCAGTGATGGTTCAAACTTATATGTTATTGGGACAGGATCATCGCCATTTTCTAATGTCTATCAATACACCACCGCTTAACCAAAGGAGAACACAACATGTACGTTAAGATCACAAACGGGGCAGTAGCCAAGTATCCGTATTCAACGGGCCAGCTACGCCGTGACAATCCAAACGTATCATTCCCACGCAATATCCCACTGGAGATCATGCGTCGATATGGTATGCGCCCTGTCACAACAGAAGCAATGCCAGACTATGACCCGCTGACACAGAAGGTCGTAACTGCCACAACGCCAACACGCAATGTTGTGCGCCTGATGACAGAAGAAGATGCGACAGACCCTATTACAAATGAGGTCAACACTGATCTGGTGGGTACGCCTATCTATGGCAATGATTGGGTGCTGACACGCACTGTAGTTGACCTGACAGCGGATGAAATCACAGCTAATGATGCGGCTACGGCTGAAGCTAATCGCAAGAAGCGGAATGGCCTCTTAGCTGAGACAGACTACTTTGCGTTGACCGATGTAACGATGGATGCAGCCATGACTAGCTATCGTCAAGCACTTCGTGATATAACTACACATAGTAATTGGCCTAATCTTGCTGATGGGGATTGGCCTGTAAAACCGTAAGGGTATAGCCATGCCACTCATCCCACTGCAAATTCCACGGGGTCAGTATCGCAACGGTACTGACTATATGGCGCAAGGCCGCTGGCGTGACATCAACCTAGTGCGCTGGCACGATGACGTATTGCGTCCAGTAGGCGGCTGGCGGCAGCGTCAAGAAGTTGA